AGATCGCCCATGACCTGGGCTACGCCGACGCTGCGTATTTCAGCCGATTCTTCAGAAAGCAGGCTGGCCTCAAACCCAGCGAATTTCGCGCAGCATTCCGTGGACGAGCGTGAATGCAATCGAAGCGAGCGTGATCGGCGCGTCAACTGCAGGGTCGACGAGCGATAAAAGTGGCTGGCCGAGCACCTGCAGGAATATCATGTGAGTTCGCATAATGGCCTGAGCTTATGTTGAGCGGCGTCCGGACAATGCCTCCGGCTCCGGGCGTCGCGTAACATAGGCTCGATTATGCGATGCGCCATCGACCTCGAATCCCGCCTGATCAAAACCGCTGAGCTGTACGCCCCGGGCCGCAAGGGCTCCGATGCCGTTACGTGGATCCTCGATGACTATCCGCGACTGGTCGCCGAGATCCGCGAGCTCAGAAAGCGAGTCGCCCAGCTCGACGACGAAGGTGCCCAGCTCGATGCCGTCCTGGATGAGTTGCGGCAGATCGCTGAGCGAATCAACCTGCTCTGACCTGTCCTGCTGGCCTCGACCTCGCCGCTCGCGGCGATTAGTCGCCTGCATGGCCTCCTGTCGTGCCTCATAGCGCCTGCGACGATACCCCCGAAGGGGCCGCAACCATCGACCCACAAAAAAGCCCCCAGCGGCCTATACGGCCCTCAGGAGGCTTCTCGCGATCTTCGTCCCACTGTCCCGCCACCAACTCAACCCGCGCCCCGATCTGCCCAAATGGAACCGCTCCGGGCGTCTCTCTGCCGCTCTCCCAAGATCGTCAGCACCTGAGAAGGTCAGGTCATGGTAATTCGGTAGCGATCAGCGGCGCTTTACAGCGTATCCATGGGCCTTCGCCGCTGTTCAGTTCTGCGTTCGTGTTCTGGAGTTTTCCGACCAGCTGGACCAGCTCTGTGCTGGCCTCTTTGCACTGATCCTCAGTTTCGAATCTGGCTATCAGCGTCGGCTCTGCTGTGAGCGTGCCTGCGACCAGTAGCATCCAGTGCATTGCGCCTCCGATCTGCGCGGATGGGTGGGGGTGCTGTTACACCCCCACTTTACCCCGGATTCCCGGGGTCACTCGGTCTCGATCACCACGTCGCCAGATGCATTGATCTGCACGCAAGGCACTGATTTTTCGAGGATTTTGTGCACAAGCTCGCTATCCCGCATCGGCGGCATGCCGCGCTTTACGAGTAACTTGTTGATTTCTATGCATTTTTGCCGGATCGCCTCTTGCTCGGCGTTCGTAAGGCGGATCGTTGCTGGCATTTTCAATTGGTCCATATTGACACCCGTCAATCAGCATACGTGCATGCATGTGATTTGTGTTGACGCATGCAAGTTCATCCGTATACATTCCGCCTCAATGTGATTTGCATGCATGCATGCAACAAGGGGGCAGGGATGTTTATCGATTGGCTTACGGTGTCTCAAGAGCATCAGCACGACCTTCCGGTTGTGTGCGATGTGATGACCATCACAATCGACACGAACACCAATGAAGTGCTCTCCACCCGCCAGCCTCGCTTCAAGCATGAGGCCAGCTATTCCACGTCCGTCACGATCCATGTGCAGGGGCGGAAGGTCCGTGTCGAGGGCAACCCAAGCCGGGTAGGGCGCCTCGACAACCTGTTCGGCTTCTCGACCATCGAGCAGTGTGTCTCGGTCTACAACCAGCTTCTGGCCGAGTACGGCCTGCCGGGCTTCACACGCTGCACCCGTGTTGATCTGCGGGACGGCGCATCAGGTGCAAAGACCGGCGATCGCGTGGCAGACGGCGCCAAGATCGAGCGCATCGATCTCACCACGAACGTATCGGTAGGCGAGGGCAATGTGCTGGCTTACCTGCGCGGTGTGTCCTCCCAGCGCATCGGGCACAGCATCGGCTTCTTGTATCCCAACGGCCGCACCGTCGCGTGGACCCCGAAGGGCAACGGCAAAGGCGGTCGTCTCCAGTATCGCAAGGCCTATGACAAGGCTTTCGAGCTGGATGAGAACCTGCTCCCGAAGATCAAGCGCCTCTACGGCGATGAATCCCCGGAGTTCCTGTATGTGCAGCGCGTCCGCGACTACTGCGCCCTTCATGGCGTTGTGCGGATGGAGCAGGAGCTTAAGAACGAATTTTTGCAGCGTGAATGCTTGGCCTATTGGGGCCTGTTTGACGAACGGCGTTTTGCCGAACTCCACGACGAGTTTTTGAGAATTGACGAGCGACTAAAGGTGACCGCCATGGACATCGTTTCCATATCCGAACAGCTCTTGGCTGAGCAGATCGTAAACACCACCCGTGCAGCTAACACCACCGCCATGTATGCGATTCAGTGGATGCACGGTCAGCAGTTCGACTTCAACAAGTCCGCCGTCCAGGAACACGCCGCTCGCCTCAACCGCATCGGCATCAACATCCGTAACGCTTGCGACACCAGCCGCTTCGCGCCTGTCTTCGTTCGTCAGGCCCGCGAAATCACCAAGTCGACCGTGCTGGCCATCCCGAGCTGGTATCAGCGCCCGAACCATCTTCAGGTGGCCGCATGATCATGCTCCATGCGTTCCTGATCTTTGCCTTTGGCGTCTTCGTCGGGCTTTTGCTGGCTGTCTGCCTAGGTTCGACCAAATGATCGCCGCGACGCTCTCTCTGCTGGCCACCCTCGCGGGCGGTGTCATCGCGCTCTACTTCGTGCGCTTGGAGTTCCGTCCATGACTCGCACCGTCAGCTTCCAAGGCACCCAGCTCACCAGCGGCCAGCGCCGCCGCCTTCAAGAGCAACAGCAGGCCCGGCCATTCGTGAATCCGGTTCTGCAGCAGCAAGTAAACGAAACCCTGGCAGCGCTCGAAGCTCGCCAGTCCGAGGGCATCAAGCCCGAACGCCAATGGTTCTTGGAACGCCAAGAGCGTGGCACTCCCTGCGTTGCCGACCTGTTCGGCTTTTAAGAGGTAATCCCCATGGCTATGACTATCAAGATCGAAACCACCGGCAATTTCCGTACCGGCATCGCCGCCAAGTCTCAAAAGGCCTACTGGATGGCCGAAGCCTATGCGCATCTGCCGGGCGTCCCCTATCCGCAGAAGTTCAGCTACTACGCCGCCTCTCAGCAGGAAGTGCTTCCGGTTGGTCATTACGAGTGCGACGTCAGCTGCTCGATCAAGGATGACCGCATCCACTTCGAGGTGGACCCGCGCCAAGCCCGCCGTATCGCCAACCCTGCGCCTGCTGCCGTCGCGCCTGCCAAGGTTGCCGGCTAATGAACCGCCGCTATCTCGTCGCGCTGCTCTGGCACTGGTCCACCCCGTTCGTCCTGGGCAGCGTGTTCGCCTATGTCGTCATGGCATGGCAGTTCTCTGTCATGGCTCCTGACATCGAGCGCGCCTTCGAGGCAGCAATCGGCTCCTACTGTGGGGCCAAACAATGAGTTCGGGCGTCCTTCGCTGCGACGGCGATGTGGCCATTGCTACGGATGGCGCCCCCCTGTGTTCCGGTACCTGGACGCTCGTTCCGGTGCCTGAGCCGTTCAGCCTTGAAATGCTCGACCCCGCCATGCTTGGCGCTGCGTTCACGGCTGGATTTGTAATTGTGGGTACCTGCTGGTTTGTCGGCAGAGCCGCCCGCGGTCTTCTTTCTGTCATTCGCTGAGGTAAAACAACATGGATGCAATCATTTCCGCTGTTTCCGTAACTGACGTAGTTGCTGGTGTGCTGGCCATCTGCGGTGTTATCGCTCTGGTCAAAGTTGCTGCCATGGGCGGTCGCAAACTGCTCGCCATGATCCGCTAAGGGTTACTGCATCGGGCGGTACAACGAAGGGGCCGCGCGCCCCTTCTTTGTTTTCAGGGAGGCGATATGGATCAGGTCTGGTATTTGACGATGTTCATTTTTGGCGGGGTTTCCGCGTTTGCTGCATTTAATGGGAGTTAACTTATGCGCTTGTTTATAACGTTAGCTCTCGTTGCATGCTCATTTAGTGCAAATGCCCTTGATTATTACTGGGCGACCGGTACTGGTTCATCGCTTCCAAAATACCCATCAATACAAGCGGCGTGCGATAGCGTTAAAACTCTTCAAGGGCAGCCTGTTGATTTCCGCGAGCTAGATGTTCGTTCGGAGACGCAAATACAATGCAGATATAACAAGGCGGGGACATCTGTGCTCGCTGGTGGTGTTATTTTCTACCGATATGGTGACAGCTGCTCAGGCGGTAAAGTATGGGACCCATCTAGTAGACAGTGCGTCACTAATACGGCAGGACAAGAATGCGACGGGCCTGACTTCATGGGTATGCCTGCGCTCTATAACAGTCAGGGCCAGTGCGTTTCATGGGACAAGGCCGATAAGCCTGCGCTCTGTAAGTCTCTCGCTAAGTCAGGAACCACATTTACCGATCTCTATGTTGCATTCGACGGTGATGGCAATCCTGAGAAGCCTCAGGCCGAAAAGTTCGGGTGCGAAGTGAATGTTGTTGACGTGGCGCAGTGCAAAATGCCGGTCCCGAAGTGCGGTTCCGGGATTTGTATCGAGCACATGGTTACTAAGTGCCGCGTTGGCGTCACATTTACCGGTAACGTGGCGGGCGACGGCAATGGGTCCGGATATCCGGTATCGGGTGGCGCTGGTGAGGAGGGAGTCTGTCCCGAGGGTGTCGATTGCACGCCTAAGCCTGAACCTGTCGTCGAAGAGTCCAAGCCGTGCAATTACATGTACAACGGCCAAGTTGTTCAATGTGAGTCCAGTGAGTTTAAGGGCGATCCCGGCGAAATGAATTGCGGACGTGTAAATAACGGGCCGTATCGATGCACCAAAAAAGTCCCACAATCAAACGGCGTTGATATAAAGACGAAGATCACTACCGAGCCAACAGCCGACGGCGGCACTAAAGTTACTAAAGAGGATCAGCACACCAAGACCGTTTGCTCAGCCCCTGGTAGTTGCACCACTCAGGTCACCAACAACAAGACGGTTATCGTTAAAGACTCCAGCGGCAAAACCGTGAGCGAGTCCGGCGAATGTACCGGCGCTCTCTGCGATGGAAAGGGCAACGGAAAAACACCGAGTAAGGGTGGTAACTGTCAGCCGGGCGAGGAGTGCGGTACGGAGGAGGAGGGCGGCTCGTTCTCTGGTCCTGAAAATGGCGAGGTTCCCGGCTTCGGTGAGTCGCTCCAGTCGTTCAAGGACAAGGTTGCAGGCGCCCCTATCATCGCTGGCATCAGTGCGATTCAGATGCCCACTGGTGGTAGCTGCAACATGTCGTCAGCCTCGACCATGATCGGCACGATCTCCGGCGACACCGTATGCCAGAACAGCGGCTGGCTTGACCCGCTTTACTACGTGTTTCTCGCCATGGGCGCGCTCAATGCCGTCCGCATCCTCATGAGCGCATAAGGGGGTTTTATGGGTGATCTTCTGTCTGACTTTGCCAGCTGGCTCAAGGACGTTCTGCTGTGGGTGCCGCGCAAGCTGTGGGCCGAACTGCTGGACGGTCTTGCGTCTCTGCTCACTGCGATCCCTACGCCTGATTTCGTCATCCAGGCGCAGAATGCTTTCGGCGGCATCCCTGCCAATGTCGTGTTCTTTGCCACCAAGTTCGCGGTTCCCGAGGGTATCGCGATGGCGCTTGCGGCCTACGGGATTCGGTTCCTGATCCGCCGCATTCCGATCATCGGGTGACCTATGGCTATCGACGCATACACCGGGTTACCCCGATCCGGCAAAAGTTACTCAGTCGTCAAGAACGTGATCCTGCCGTCTCTCCGCGAGGGGCGGCACATCTACACGAACATCCCGCTGACCGACACGCTCAAGGACGAGTTTGCCGGTCAGGTCCACCAGCTGGCGGCGGACTGGTTCAAGGACCCTGACCTGTGCGATAGCTTTCCGCCCGGCGCCGTTGTCATCCTCGACGAACTCTGGCGCCGCTGGCCGTCCGGGATGAAGACCAACATGGTCAACTTCAAGGACAAGGAATTTCTCGCCGAGCATGGGCATAACGTCGATGAGTTCGGGAATACCACGCGGGTGGTTCTGGTGTCGCAGGACCTGTCGCAGATTGCCGCCTTCGCGCGTGAGCTGGTGTCCGTTACGTATCGCTCGACCAAGCTGGATGCCGTTGGCGCAGACAAGCGATTTCGCGTCGATATCTACCAGGGCGCCGTCACCGGCCAGAAACCGCCTAAAAGCCAGTTCGTGCGCTCGGTTTTCGACAAGTACGAGGAGCAGTACTACGTCTATTACAAGTCGAGCACTAAGAGCCTGACGGGCGAGGTTGGCAATGAGAGCAGGGCGGACAAGCGTTCCAACATCTGGCGGTCGCCCTGGTTGATCGCCAGCTTTGTCGTGCCGGTGATCGCCGTGCCGTTCCTGCTCTGGTACATCTACACGCTGTTTTTCGGCGGTATGGGATTGATTGACGAGGAGGAGCCGGTTCCGGTTGTGCAGCAATCCGCACTGGTGAACCCGCTGCCGCCCGAGCTTGCGCCCGTCCAGACCGTTACGGTTCCGTCTCAGCCGCCTGCCGTGCCTCAGCGACCAGCTGAGTCGCCGATCTGGCGTGTCGCTGGCTACATCGAGCGATCTGCCGACCAGTCACGTTCGCCGGACTGGTCGTCTCGCGTCGGCTACAACGGATCGGACGCGCAGCCTGTACGCGATCGCGTGATGCCTGATGTGGTGATGCTGTCGTCAGAGTTCCAGGGCAAACGCTACATTCCCGCCAGCGAGTGCAATCGTGCAGCCGATGGCATTACGTGGACCTGCGACGTGGATGGCTTTACCGTCACGCCCTGGTCAGGTCGCGGGTCATCCTCCCAGTGGGCAAACGGTTCCGAGCTTGTAGGGCGGACCGCTGCCGCAGCGAGCGGAGCGACCGAAGGCACCGGTCCAGCCCGCACCGTCAACCCTCCGCCAATCTGATGAATGCCTCACCGACCGCGCCGGGATCGACGCAGAAACATAACGGGCCGCTATTCCATGGAAGGCATAGGCGCTTCGCATAATCTATATTATGTTAAATTGGATATGAGTTGCGTCTGCCAGCTCTGTATCCTCGGCTTGCTTTCTCCACTCTCATGATTGCTACACCCTCACTTCTCTCTCGTTCTTCACTAACTGCGAGGCGGTCCTGCGTTCCATATTCAGCGATGCGTCGAGCAGCCTGCCGTCGCGCAGCTAGACTCGCAGACAGCTGCCCCTTGTTTCGCGCCGACGGCGCCCAAGGGGCCTACCGTGCCGAAGAATCCTGAGGGACAGATGAGCGGTCAGCACGAGGTCATCGGCTTTCTTTCCCGCGCTGACAGCTACGGCTGCCCGGGCGGTACGGTCGAGCGTATCGAGACCCATGGCTCGCTGATCTTTCTGTGTGGCGAACGCGTTT